CCTGTGTTGCATTGTATCATCAGGAAATGGATAAACGACACGCCCCTGCCGAAAATCTTTGTAGCCTTTCTCGTATTGAAATTTTAACGGTGCATCATATTTGCCAAGGCCACGTTGTTTGCGTGTTAGTTGTTTATTCATACTATTCTCCTTTTATTATGCTAAGTTAATTAGTTCTGCTTCTTGATAGGGTACATGAAAGAATTTCTCACCCGCACGAATGTTACGTCCACGTGCTTCTTTCAATCTATCCTCAGTCAGTGAGGTATCTTTGATACGGAACACTTGCTTCAGATCATTACGGAATACGTAGAAGTTTAGTACTCCATTCTTTTCTTTGTACATTTCAACAAGACGTTTCTTACGTTCAGGAATACGAATCTCTGCCCAATCTGTAGGCCAATCATTTTTCCAAGCACGTTTAACCTCTGCCTCATTGAAGTAGGTATACTCTTCTTTGGTTGATACCACATCAACGTTGTAGTCTTCCTTGACATTGCCTACTGAGTGACCTTTATTGACCAGATATTGTGCAAGAGTTTTCTTTGCTACATTATCAAACTGATCATACCAAGACTTATTAAAGGGATGTTTAATCATTGTGATTCTCCTTTCTCCATTTTAGTTCATAGAGTAACTTTTCTTGTTCATACTCCGACATTATACACCATTCACGTATTTCGTCAATAGTTCTTTTACACCCTATGCAGAATCCATCGTCATCAAGGCGACAGACCTGCACACAGGGTGATGGAATGCTCCCGATCTTAGGAGCAAACCGTCTTCTAACATGAGGCACACTCATTCACATTTGCGTAGACCAGTGGCTACATCAAAGTAACATGCACCGCCTTCGTCTACGTAATCTTGTGTTTCCTCTACTTGTGGTTCCTCAACAACATCCTCTGATGAAGATGCATTAAGAATGCCGTAACGTTTACCTGCTGCACGAAATGTCGTACAGCCTGATGCACCACCGTCATATGCATCCATGTAAACTTTCTTAAACTCTTCCCATGTTACATCGTCACCTGTGTTACATGTTTTTGAACATGCTGAGTCAACATAACGTGAAGCTACGTTCAATACTTTTACGTGATCAAACACAGATAGTTCATTAGCAGTCTTACCCTTCACTCCAAATACACGATAACCATAGTCTTCTACTCGTTCAACTTTTGGTCCGTCAAAGGTTTGGATAGTACGGTCGTAGTAATGGGAGAAGACGGGTTCAATCCCTGATGATACGTTGTCGGCTGACAGACTGATAGTTCCTGTTGGAGCAACAGAAAGCAGATGACTATTACGAATACCATGATTGCTAATAAGATCACGAATATCACTAGGCAAAGACTTAGCAAAATCAGAGTCAAGATAAGCTTTATCAAATAAAGGAAATGGTCCTTTCTCCATAGCCAACTCAACAGATGTTCTATACGCAACATCCCTAATCACCCCCATAATGTCTTCCAGTGTCTGCAGAAAACGTTCACTACCGTATTCAAATCCCAATGCTTCAATGGCATTGGCTACACCAGTAACACCAAGACCCATGCGGCGTTTACTCTTAGCTTCACCTTCTTGTTCTGTTAAAGGATATGTTGCACGATCAATTACATTATCCATTGCACGTACTACGTGAGGCACATCATTGCGAAGTTGGTTCATATTAAACACATACCTACCATCATGCTCAACCATGTACTTAGTTAAGTTAAATGAACCCAACAGACATGCACCGTTTGGTGGTAGTGGCTGCTCACCACAGGGATTAGTGGCTGCAATTGTTTCACAATAGTGTAGGTTATTCTTCTTGTTGATACGATCAATGAATAGAATCCCAGGTTCTGCCCAATCCCATGTACTACGTAGTATCTGATCCCACAAAGCACGTGCACTTACCGTCTTGTATACACGTCCTTCAAACTGTAGGTCAAAGTCTAAGTCTTCTTTTACAGACTTCATAAATTCATCCGTCACGCCAACAGAGATATTGAACTGTGTCAGTGTGTCACTGTTATTCTTAGCCGTGATGAACTCTTCAATGTCAGGATGATCTACACGTAGTACACCCATTTGGGCACCACGTCTGTGTCCTGCAGAAGCTATTGTCTTACACACTGCATCAAAGATACCCATGAATGATATAGGCCCAGAAGATTTACTGTCCAGTGATTTGATCAACGTACCACGTGGACGTAACGTGCTAAAGTCGTATCCTATGCCACCGCCTAGCCTCATTGTTTCTGCAGCATTACGTGCGGCTGACATGATACCTTCCATACTGTCTTCAATAGTCATTGAAACAAAGCAATTGTATGGTGTCACACGACGAGGTGCACCCATTGCTGATTGTACACGTCCTGCAGGTAGGAATCGTTGTTCGTACAGAATGGTACGTAAGTTACCGAAGTGTGCTTCGTTATCTTTCAGTGCCTCTGCTACACGTGTCATTGCTTCACGAAATGTTTCACCGTGGCTACGGTATTTCATTGCATGAATTTCTTCTGATATTGCTAGTGTTGGTCCATATGTTTGCATGATTATTACTCCGTTATTATTTTCATGGCTTTAATTGACATTCCATCAATGTCATAAATAAATTCCTGTAAACTTTGTTCTATCTCTTCATCAATCACATTGTCTACAGGAACTGGATAGTCTTCTTCGTCTATGTCTAAGGTGAGAAATACTTTAACTATCATCTACTTCCTCAATAAGTTGGTTCAAATACCACTGTGCTTTCTTCAAGTCCTCTACACCATTCTTATATCTGTATCTCCATAAGTACTTCATAATGTTTCCTTGCAGGTAGTACTCGTATCCATCACCAGTGGCGGCACGAATAGCATCAATGCATTCAATACCTGCTTGGTTATAGTGAGGTGGATTGTTTACAACATCTGCCATTCGTGTCTCCTTTCTAAAAGTTTACTTTAACTACATTACCGTCACGTTCTGCTATCAACGGTTTGGTTTCTTCATCATGGTTTAGTTCATCAACATATTTAAATAGCTTTCGTCGTACATCTGCGTCCTCTTCCATTAATGGAATAGCAGCTATTAACATATCAGTCAATACCCTAAGATGCACATAGTCTTCTTTCTTCATGTTGTTATCATCTGTAGTTAGCATACCCACAGATAAATCACCCGTCCAATCGCCTTGGCTATCTACCTCTGGTGATATACGGATCACAAAGTCGTTAGGGTTAAAGTTCATAAGTGTATCTATCATACTATCTCCTTTTTATTTTGTTGTAAGGAAACTCTATTAAGTCTGGATGTTTGTCAACTCCTTTCTCTTTCAACCATTCCTCTGGAATAACCCTATCTGCATACAAGAATTTATTTCTCTCACACCATGTAGCATATGTACTTTTTGCACCCTTACTTAACTTACGTCTACTGTTTTCAAACACAAACCGTATGTCTAAGTTAGGGTGTTGTTGTTTTATTGCTACGTGTTTACGTCTATCATCTGATGTGAACCTTCCTTTCACCTCTACAATGATACCGTTCTGCAATATAAAGTCAGGAGTATAGGTGCGGTACATCAAGTCTTCCCATTCAATCTTGATGGCTTCGTACTTGAACATTACGTTCTTATCTTTCAAGTAGTCTTTGACTTTTATTTCAAGACCACTCCTATACCCATGCTTCAGTGCAGCTTTAAACTGTTTACCGTGCACTAAAATTTCCAAAGAGTGTTTAACGGCATACCAAAAGAAGTAGCTTGTACTCCTAATTCTTTTAGCTCTTGGCGAATAGCATCGTCTGCATCTCTACGTGCTTGCATTGCACTACGTAGTCCTGCGTACTTAGCTTCTCTCAGAGCTTTCTTCTTTTCTGCAAGTTCACGTTCCATTTCTGCAATGTGTTCTTGCATTTCTTTTATTTCATCATCACCTAACATAATCAATCCTCTATGTATGCCACCATCTTGGGGTCTTTTGCTTTACTAACCCGTGATGGTTCTTCAACCATGTTGGGCCAACACTCGTACCTGTAATCACAGAAACGACAATTATCATTTAGTACCTTGTTGCCTGTGGGTTTACCCCGAAAGAACTCTGGTACTGGACTGAAGCAACGTTTGAACTTATTTTTTGTTACCGTTTCAACAGTAGTTTTTATTTTATCAAGTTCTTTATCAAGGTCAAGTCCATCAGCAGGTACGTATTTAAACTCACCGTTGCCTTTGTTTACTACCCACCAGCCACCTACACGTTTGCCAGATGCTTTAGCATATCCTGCAAGCTGACCTACGTAACCAAACCCATCAACCTTTGCAAGGGTATCAAAG